GGCAGGCCCGGGTCCTTCGGGTCGTACCGCATCCGATCCCAGCTCAGCACCTGCCGATGCCCACAATGCGGGCAGGGGAGCTTCAGCAGCTGCTTGTTGCTGTCCTCCCACTTGTTCCAGATCGCGCTCCGCCCCGCGATCGTGGGCGTCGACGTCCAGCACTTCTTCGCCCTGGTGCCGAACGTCCGCGTCCTGGCCTCCACGATCGCCAGCGGGCTGCCTTCCTCGTCCACATCCGACGGCCACCGGTCGATCTCATCACCCGCCAGGAAGCGGATCGGCATGGACGCCAGGCCCGACGCAGCGTTCGCGCCGCCCAGGATCAAGAAGCCCCCGGCGAACTCCTTCATCAGCATCGTGTTGCCACCGTCCCGCTCACGCGGTGCCTTCACCTTCTCCTGCAGGCTGGGGCTGGCCTCGATCATCGGCGCGATTCGCATCTTCGAGTACCGCTTCGCCAGGTCGATCGTTGGCTGCACGAACAGCGTCGGCGCTGGCTGGATGTCCATCGCATAGCCCATCCAGTTGTTGAGGCTCTCGCTCTTGCCCAGCTGGGCGCCGAACACCATCACCACCTCGCGCACCTTGCTCGTCGCCGACAGGTCGTCCATCGGCTTGCGCAGATACGGCGTCCGGCTCGTCCGCCACGGCCCATGCTCACTCGAGGCCTTCGGGCTCAGCACACGCCGCGCATCGGCCCACTCGCTCACCGTCAGCAGGGGATCAGGCAGCAGCCCCCGCCAGAACGACTCAAAGCACAGCTCAGCGGAGGCGGGCATTGCTCAGCGTCTCCAACGCCTTGGTCTGGTGCCGCTCGATGATCATCAGCACATCCTGCCGCTGCTCAGGCGTCATCCCGCCCGCTGCCTTCGCAATCTCGCCCACCATCAGCGGGCCCAGCCGCAGCACCGCGTCCTTCACCTCCTTGGCTACCTCGAACAGCTGGCGCTCCACATCCGCCTTCCGCACCAGGCTGCCATCACGCTCCTGGTAGTCCAGCTTGAGCAGCATCGCCCGGTAGCCCTCGGCCGCCGCCTTTGCGCTCGCATAGGTCGCCTGGCCGCGGCCCGCACCGGGCACCATCGGCGGCTCCGGCTCTCCAACGTCCTCGCCCCGCGCCCGCGCTTTCCCCGTGTTGATCTGATCCGCAGACCGCACCTTCTGCGGTGCCGTGTTCCGATCCCACTCCAGGTCCGCAATGTCCGGGTCGATCTGCCACCGGTTGCCACGCTTGCTCAGGCTCTTCACCAGCCGGCCGGACTCGATCGCTTTCCGCACCGCGCGGTCGCTCACCCCACGGCGTTTCGCATAGGCCGCAGGCGTAATCCCCATCAGTCAGCAGCGAACTTCACCCGGTACCCTCGCGCCAGCAGGCCATCCACCACCGCCACCGGCGCCTCACGGCACAGCTCCACCTCGCCGGCAGGCCGCTGCAGTTCGCACACCAGCTCCACCAGCTGCGACGGCAGCATCACCGTGTGCCCTCGCCCCTCCAGCATCTCCTCCACCGTCGTCTCTGGTCCCATGCTGCCCAGTCGCACACGCAGCGGCCACGGCCTCACATGGCCATCGCTTCCCCACTGGCAGCCGAACACCACGCCGCAGACCTCAATCATCAAACCCTGGCAGGAACTGGCGCCTCCACGGAAACAGTAGAACCGCCGGCCCCGTGGCCTTCATCACGCTCGGCCATCGGCCGCGGCTGCTCGTGTCCACCCACACCCACGCCTCGACGTCCGGCCACGCCACTGCCTTCTCCTGCAGCGCATCCGTCGGCGTTGCATCCACCAGCAGCACGCCGGGTCCCGCCAGCTCCAGCAAGTTCAATCCCAGCCGGTTCGCCAGCGCCGCCGCCAGTGGCTCGCCATCAGAGCTCGCCGCATGCACACCAGGGCGACCCCTCCTTCGGCACTGCGCAGCAATCAGATCAACAGCGGCATCGAAGCCCGCCCAGGTCAGCTCCAGTCGCGGGGTGCGGTTGCTCATCTTCTCCCGGGCACCCAGGCCTTGTTGAATCCTGGCGCCACCTTACGCACCTGCGCTGGCATCCCGGCGCGATTCAGCAGCCACCCCGACAGGCCGATCACCACCCCAGCGCAGCTCAAGTCGTCCGTCCGCTCAGGCCATACACCAGCTTGCCCGGGCACCACCCCATACATCCCCGGCTGCAGCAGGTACCGCGCGCCACCGCGTGGCTCGACCCACAGCCCGCCACCCTGGCAGAACACCCAGTGCGTCGAGCTCTCATCCCCCAGCAGCAGCTGACCGCCACACCGCACACCCAGCACCTGCACCGGGCCTAGCTCGCGCAGCAGTCCGTTCCGCAGCTTCAGCCCCTCAAACGCCCTCGCGCCCATCCATCCACTCCCTGCACACCTGCACCAGGGCCTCCGGCGTTCCCTCTAGCCCCCAGCGCTCCTTCGCCATCCGCATCGCGCTCAGCACCACCTCACGGTCATCCCACAGCAGGTTCACGCTGAAGACGTGCCGCTCATCCACCGGCCCGCTCTCCTGGGTCGCATCATCCGGCCCATCATCCTCGCCATCGCCAGCCTCCACACCCGGCCGGCCATCCTCCGGCTCCACCCGCTCGGTCACCGGCTCTGCCGCAGCACCCGCCTGCTCGAACTGCCCCAGCTCCAGGCCGTCGTGCAGTTGCGCCAGGTCCGCCTCGCCGAACCCCAGCACCGCTGGGTCGATCTCAATCGCCTCGAGCTCCAGCGCCAGCAGGTCCAGATCCCAGCCCGCGTTCTCCGCCAGCTTGTTGTCCGCGATCACATAGGCCCGGCGCTGCTCCGGCGTCAGGTGGTCGAGCACCACCACCGGCACCTTCGGCAGGCCCAGCAGGCGCGCAGCCTCCAGCCGGCCATGGCCCGCCAGGATCCCGTCGTCGCTGTCCACCAGGATCGGCGCCGTGAACCCGAACTCCTGGATGCTCGCCTGGAGCTGAGCAATTTGCTCAGGACTATGGGTCCTCGCGTTGCGCTCATACGGCCGCAGCCGCTCCACCGGCCACATCTGCAGCCGCTTCGCCATCACAACAGGTTGGGTCTTGTCCATGCCTCACATACAACCACGAGGGCGGCCGAACCGGAACCGGGCCGGAACATCCTCCGGCGTCCTTCCTGATCAAGAAAACGCCCGCCAGGATCCGCCCAACACTTCTCAATAAGGCGCTGCTATTGAGAAGCCCTGCAGCGCAATAGGTCTGGAACCCACAAAAGGGGCTGGCTCTAGCGAAAAATCGGGGCTCGCGGACCCGCAAGGGGTCGGGCCGCGGAGGACCCAAAGCCGTGGGGGGGGTGGGTAGCTAGTTCCGGTACCGGTTCCGGCTGGCCTCACGGATCGCCCACGAGGCTGCCGCCTTCTGGGTCATCCATGCTTGGACGAGCATCTTGGCGATCGACCTGAGCGTCTCAGGGTCAGACGTGCCGTCGATGGTGCGCATCATGCGCTCCTGCTCGAACTGCTGAGCAGTGCTCAGACTGATGCAGTCAGGTTGCTGGCTCACAGCTGATCTCCACACCGCTTTCGATGGAGGGCTTGAGCCTAAGCCAGATGCCCCCCAGGCTCTTGGGCATGACGATGCGCTCCACGGCCCAGCCTGCTGCGTCGCCGAACTCCTCCTTGTAGGTGCCTGTCTGCAGGTGCCAGCGCTGCACGATGCGCTGCTTGCCTGCATTGGTGAGGCGGTAGCAGGGGTGGGAGACCATGGATCGCTCGTGGTTATGCCCGTTCACGAGGATGTCGGCATCAGGGGCAATGCCTGCATAGCGGCCCCCGCCCATGGTGCCCTTGGTGATGATCCCGCCCCATGCGCCGTGGTGGAAGAACAGGGCAACGCGGCGTGTGCGCTCAGCTTGGCCGTTGAGGCCGGGGCGGTAGAAGGTGAACCAGATGAACCCCTGGTAGCGCATGTGCTCGGTGGGGGCCTTGTAGCGATCGCGAAGGATGCGGGTGACGTTGCCGAGGGGGTCGATCTCTTGGTTGTTCAGGACGGCGGTTTCGTGGTTGCCGTCGCTCATCATCAGGATGTTCTGAGAGAACGGCGCGAGCCACTCGGCTGCTTCGGAGAACACCAGGTCGAAGTAGTTGGAGCCGAGGTGCTCCGGGCGGATGGATGACTTGCTGGCGCGCCGATCCTTCTTGCCCTGCATGAGGCAGAGCACGTCGCCGAAGAACAGGGCATTGCCGCCGCGGCCCTGAGTTTGCTTCAGGTGCTTGCGTAGCAGCTCACGATCGCACTTCGGGTTGTCGAGGTGGATGTCGGAGCAGAGCAGAAACTCGTGTGGCTCCCAGCGCTGATAGGGGATGCGAATCTCAAGCAGCTCGGGGCTGTGGCGCAGCAGTTTCAGCCGTGGTTGCGCCATAAACGACCGGGCGGCGGTTTCAGGTTAGACCACCGGGACTAGGCCCTGCCAAAGCCACGGCCCATGGCGCCCAGGGCCCTGAGGATGCCGGACTCGAGGGCATCTTCGATGCGCACCTCGGTGCGTGCCTGCAGGGCAGGGGACCACTTGCCACCGGTGTAAATGGCGTGGATGGAGGGCGCATGGATCACATCGAGTGGCATGCGCTCTTTGCCGCGGCGCTTGAAGGGCAGGCCCTTGGCGATGAAGCCGGATCGAACCAGGGTGCGTTGGCCGCGGTAGATGCTCATGCTCAGGCCCCTGCTGGTCTGCCGGGGCTTGAACTGCATGGCAGTGATGGGTTTGCGCGAGGTGGTGATCACGGCGGTCTGCCCACCGTCGGTGATGCGTGCAGTGGGCACGTCCTGCTTAATGCGTGCGGCGGAGAGGCTGTAGCGCTGACCGATCGCCTTGGCCAGGGTGGTGCGGCCTGCTCGGGCAGCATCGCGGACGCCGGAGCGGATGGCCTTGGGGATGTCCTGGGAGGACAGCTTGGCCAGTGCCTGGGCGAGCTCGGCGTCACCGATGACGCGGGCGCTGATGTCGATGCGTGCCATGGGGCCTCTCAGACGATGGAGTCGATGAAGGCGCGATCGGGGGCCAGGGAGGCCTGGTTGCGCAGGACGCGCCCTGAGAGACCATCCATGAGCAGGATGGCATCACCACGGCTGAAGGCAGCACGCAAGCCTGCAGGGTTGCTGCGCAGGGGCCAGCTGTGGTCGGTGTCGAAGATGTAGGGGCCGCGGTGGCCGGTGATGCGCTGGCCGCCGGCGGGGGAGAGGATGTCGGCGCCAGTGCGGGCCATCCAGTCTTGGGAGCGGCCGGCGGAGGGCTTCATGCCCTGCGCATAGCCCACCGCGATCGGTGCATCGCTGAACCGCTGCCACCAGCGCACAACAGCGGGCTGAAACCAGCCGATCGAGTTCCGGTGCAGCTCGTTGCCGGCGTGGCCGATGATGTTGTCGTAGCCCGCCAGGGTCTTGGCGAC